TCTCCAGCGTTTCCCCTCTGAACGCCGCCGGTATCGATACGGTACCGGTGGCGTTTGTCCCTTTTATTGATACAATGCCGGCCCGGCGTCTTCGCCCGGGTGGCGTGTAGCACGCTTCACGTCTCTTCTCATCAGGGCCTGTAGCTCAGCGGTTAGAGCAGTCGACTCATAATCGATTGGTCGCGGGTTCGAACCCCGCCGGGCCCACCACTCTTTTCCCTTTTGGATCAACGGCCTAGCCGTTTTCGGCGCGATTCTGGGGAGGTTGCAGGGAAGAAATGGTGCTTTCCAGTCGCGCCATTTCAATGACGTTCTGGTTCCCGTCGATCCACTTCGAGTAGGTGGTCAGGAACATCTCGACGCTATGGCCCAGCTGTTTCGCGCAGAATGCCGGCGTCATCCCCACCATCAGCATTGCGGTCGCGTAGCTATGCCGCATGTTATACGGGCGCCTGTAGCGGATCCCGAGCCTTCTCAACATCGGTTCCCAGTACGTGCGGCGGAACGCATCCTCGTCGTGCCATACCTCGTTGTAGCGGGGATCGAGAAACACGCGGCCATTCGACATTTGCGTGAACGCTCGCTGACGTTGTAACGCTGCCATCGCTCGGCTGTTCAGATGGACCAGCCGAGCGACCTTCGTTTTCGTTCGATCCAGCTGCTCGCCGCGGACATAGGCTTTCGCGACGAGCATCGTGGCGCTAGCCAAATCAATCTGGGGCCATTCGAGCCCATAGATTTCGGATGTCCGCAGGCCGGTCCAGAACCAAAACTCGGCCAGGTTGTGCACCTGGCCGGGATATGCGCGCTCGGCCTCGGCGATAATCCGGTCGGATTCCTCCCTTGCGAATGGATCGGGAGGGGGCTTCTGGTGCTTCGCGCGCGGCACGGCGTCGGCCGGACTCTCTTTGATGAACTTGTCCTTGACTGCAAGCGATAGCGCCGCTCGAAGGACAGAAAGGTAGTTGTTGACGGTCTTGCCGCTCAGGTCCGGGCGATTCGCAATTGCGGTCTGAATTTGAATTGCCTTCAAGGATCGTATCGAGACGCTTCCTGTCGGTTTCGACTGGGCCTCGTCGCATGCGGTTTCTTTCCAGAACTTGATTGCCGTGGCATAACCGTCGCGCGTTGATCGCTCGATTCGCTGGGCTGCTAGCCACTTGTCCAACCAGTCCCCGAGCAGCAGGGAAGTCGCGTCTCCTTCGGACGGAAAGTACTCAGACATGACAAATGTGCCGTGACGAATTCGATCGCGAATTTCTGCCGCCATTCGCCGCGCATACTTTACGTTCGCTGGGGTGGGCAGCATCGCCTTCCCGTCAATTTTCAGGGTCTTGCGCATCTCTTGACCATCAAGCACAAATGCCAAGCGGATTGATTTCTCGCGAACTTCTACGCCATCGCCTTTTCGACCCATTGTTGGTATCCCTTTATTGAAATGAAAATTCCGCCATCCGGCGAGCGGCGAAACTCGCGACCCTCAAGCCATTTTCCGTCCTCGATTTTTCGACGGATGGCTTTCTCGGTCAGGCCTGTAATCGTCGCGGCAAGACCAACCGTGACGTAAGGTGCGGGTGAAATTAGAGTCGGTGAGTGGCTCATGCTAGGATTTCTCCTTCCAAAATTGCGCCGAGATTGAATCGTGAATCAGCCGACAACCATCGATGTGCAGTTTGCGGACGACAAGCGGTTCGCGGAGATACTTCAAGCGATGGGGGAAATATGGCTTGTCGCGCGTGTCAGTCGCTTCATGGGCGCCCGCTTTCATGTGATCCCCATCCAGCGCTGAGTCGTAGCGACGAGGAGCAACGGATTACAGCGATTCTGTTGGACGTGGGTCTGAATGCCGTTCCAGCAAGTTACCGATGCGAAGCTTGTGGGGCACTTGTTTGGCAAGGTTTGCCCGGGGACGACGATTACAAATTCTGGGTTGTTCCGGATGCCAAGCACGTGAAGTGATTTTCCGGTTCTGGGAAGCGCTACAATCACTGTGCCAATACTGGCGACCACTTACGGGGTTAATCATGGCGATGAATCCGAAGCAGACGTCGAAGAAGGTGGCAACAACCGCAAGCCAGCAGCTGAAAAGCAAGAGTACTGGCGCCAAGGCAAAACAGACCGCCGCAAGCGCGCTAGCTCAAGCTCCGCTTAAGAAGTCGACAGCTAAGACTCGCGGATAACATGATTCGCGGCGGGGGCGACTCGCCCCCGTTTTTCATGTTCGAACCCATCCCGTCGACGTCGAGCGAATCTTCCCAGCCTTGCGCAGCGCCTGCAGGCGCCGATCGACGATGCGCCACGCCACGACATCGCCGTGGGTCCTCGGCGTCGATTCCTCCTTTGCAATCCGTTCGCTCTCCGTTTTTACCGTTCCGGTATTGATGGTCGCGAATTTCTTGATGGTGGCGTCGATCGCTTCAAGGATCAGGGTGTCGAGTTTTTGATATTTGCTCATTGGCGTTCTCCTGCGCGGGCGGCGAACAGATTGACAAGCGCTGTTGCGGCATCAAGGGCCTCGACCGGCAGCGCGATCCCATGTGCTTCGCATGCGCAGACGACTTCGTCGTTCGCCACCTCGGCGTGCGGCCCCGTTTGGCCCGGATGGGCGGCGAGAAGGAATCGCAGCGTTTTCTCAGCTTGCCGAGCAAGCGTTTCAGTGTTGGTGCCGGCGGCATATACACGCTTGCGATACTCGAGAACATCCTCGGCCGCCGTGAGGATCGCCTCATATCGCTCATCCGCCAGCGCCCCCCGAGCGTCGGTCTGCGCGGGCGGCTGCGGGGTGGCGAAATACGCGCTCTTGAGTTGATCCAGCATGGCGCGACCCTGCACTGTCAGGACGTAGATCGGCCCGCTGGTTGGATCGAAGCCAACTTCCTCAAGAAACTCATACCAGATGCTGCCCTTCGGGAAATCGCTCAGCGCTTCGATAGCGGCATCCTGGTCCCACTCGACCGGAATCGCCACCGCCTCCGCAGCGGGCGATGCTGCCGCGCGGGCTTTCAGCGCCCTGATTGCGGCAACTGAAGCCCCCAAATAAGCAGAATCTTCAATGTCAAGTTCGCGACGAACAAACCGCACTTCTGTCGCAAAACAATCGAACTGCGCCTGCCTGATTTCCGCAACACGACGCACGCCGTCTTCAATTCCCTCGCCGGGTGTGAGTTGCGCCGCCGACCACAATTCATGAGCGAGGCCGTCCAGCCCTTCCGCACCTGTCTCATTGGCAGAGGTGGCGAGCACCGGCACGATTGCGCGGTCGATCAGGTCGTCGATGTTCCGTGAATCGCAGTAGTCGAAGGTGCGAAGGATGCGGCCCTCCGGCGCGCGAACTCCCTCATCGGAATCCAGCTTGCCGAAGTACTCGGAAATTGCTTCGCCGAGCGCTTGACGCTGGTCGTCCGTCAGCGCATCAGCGCGGTTGTTTCCGTCTCCGAATCCGAATTTCGAATTAATCAGATTGCCCGCGCCGGCCGCCTGCTCGAAAATGGCTTCGGCGGTTGGGTTCTCCGTCTTCGGCCGCTGAGGTACCGCCTCGCTCGCCTGTTCGGGAGCGGGGCACTTTTCGTTCTGGGCGTTCATAGTCGATCCTGTTCGTCAGCGTGAGAGAAGGGTGAATGCTGTTGCAGCCACTCGCGGTACCTGGCCGTTTCCAAGGGTTCTAATGCGGTGTGCCCGATGGGCCATCCCATCAACCACTCGACCCATTCCGGGTTCAGCTGGCCACCGTCCGAAGCCATAACCGCGTGATCGATCCGATCGTTCTCCCGGCTCTTTCCCGACTTGCGCTTCAGCGCACCTGGCGACGATCCTTTGCTCGCGCTTGCGCACGGCGTAGGCCACATTCCCTTCCGCGCCATCATCGCTAGCGTCGGGCGCTCCGCAGCTCCGGGACTCGGGCTCTTGTTGATGCGGCCGCTGCCCGCATCGATCGCGCAGGGCGTCGGATACAGGTGCGACGACACCGCCTCGATCAGCGTGCCGCCCTCGCGTCCCTTGCGTGGCGTGATCCGGCCGCCCTTGTCCGCCAAACTGGCCGTCGGGGTGGGCCAGAGTTTCGCTGCACTCGACAGACCCCATCCCGAACTCTTGCTGGCGCCGGGCATGTTGTGGTTGCCGTGCACGGTGAGCGTCGGCCAGATAACCTCGAATCCAGATGCGTTCCCGTAGATGAGGGGCATCTGTATCGGCCGCAGATAGCACTCCCCATTCCGCATCGAACCCCATCGCGGCCAGGTCTCCGAGAACTCGTCCGAGTCCCCGAGAAGTGAGCATTGGGCTGTTTTCCACTTCGACTCCGAGAGGCTGTACCTCGCGAATGATCCGAGCCATTTCGGTCCAGAGGCCGCTACGTTCGCCGTCGAGTCCGTCGCCGGTGCCGGCTGCGCTGATGTCTTGGCATGGAAAGCCTCCAGCCACGACATCAACAATTCCGCGCCAAGGTCTGCCGTCAAAGGTTCGAACGTCATTCCAAATCGGGAACGCAGGAAAGGTGCCGTCGTTTTGCCGAGCGACAAGGACGGCCTGGGCGTAGGGATCAAATTCAACGGCGCATACGCATCGGTTCCCCCGCAACTGACCTGCAAGGATTCCTCCACCAGCGCCCGCGAAAAGATGAAGCTCATTCAAGTGGTGTCCTCTGTGGGTCAGTCGCCGCACATGCAATCGATGAGGGCGTCGTCCTCTTCGTGCTCGGGAAATGCAAGCGGGATTTGCTTCGCGTAGAACTCGGCCTCGCGCAGCAGTTCGGAATAGCGTGGGCGGTCGTTTCGAAATGTGGCGCCTGACGGGCGCGATTCTTCGTTGATCCACCAGGTAGCCAGCTCGGGCCGCGTAACGAACGCGCGCACGATCTTGTGCCGCGCTTTCAGGAAGCATCCGTCGCAGTTCCCGAAGTCGCCTTCAGGATCGAGCGCGAGGTCGAACGGCTGAGCACGCCAGAAGGCGAGAACGTCAGCCTTGCGGACGTTGGCGCGTGCGAGTGGAAGATTCGGCTCCCCGCCGCTGTTGTCTCGTCCAGGTGATGTAAGACGAGTGACGCGCCGTGGTTCGTCTGCACGAATGCCCATCACGTTTTGCCATTCGCCGTATCCCCGTGACTGCATGAACGCTCGACCGGCCTTTACCTTCAGATTCGCAGTGCAGGTGCGCATGACCGGATTCGGGAGGATGCCGAGCGCCTCATTGAGACGTGAGAACGGTTCGCCGTTGCGGCTTGCGGTTTCGAAGTCAACGATCCGGATGTGACAACGTGAACGCGAGCCCTCTTCGAAGCCGTCCCATTCGATCCAGGTGATTGGCACATACCAGCGATGCGCACACTCGTTGATGAACTCCAGCGTTTCTTCGCGCTCCTTTCCGGTGTTCTGGAACGAGACGATGCAGTCATCAGGTAGGCCGCCGTTCGCTTCGAGCAACTGGTGGAGCATGTAGCCCGACGTTCGACCGCCGCTGAAGCAGATCTGCGCCGGTCCCTCGATCAGGTACGGGTTACGCGAAGTCATCGCATCCTCAAATCAGAAAAAAAGAGTGGGCGCGATACAGGCCGCCCACAAGAAAAAGCCACGCATCCGAGGCACCGGAATTTGCGTGGCTATGGGGATAGGGTGTCGTGCTAGGATTTCTCCCCGACGAATACAAAAAGGCGGGGTGGGGATGAGTCCGAGACTAAACACGCGAGAAACGGTTACCAGCGCGATCAGTTATGGCCTATGTGTCGTTTTAGGTCTATGCGGTTTACTTGCCGCTTGGAAGATCCTCCAGATCATCGGAGGAGGGACCTCTTCGAACGCTTGGAATGTCTTAGTCGCCGTTGGAACATTGGCGAGCGCCAGTGTTGCCCTATGGCTTGGACTTCGAGATGGTCGGAGAGTCCGTCGGGAGCGTGCAATCAGTGGTCGACTGGTGGCTGCAAGTCTTTGCACTCGACTCAAAGGTGCAGTTGCGACGCTGAAACAAATTCAGAGGCGTCTCAACGAGATTTCGAAATCGACTCCGATCGATAAGGACGATTTCGAAACTAACGCACGAAGAGTCCTTGAGTTTAATTTCTCTATTTCCCACGATGAAACGGTCGCCTTGGCAGGCGTGAATCAGCGCGCTGCCATTCTGTTGACGAACGGATTGGCGACCGTGATCTTGACGCAAGAGGCGATCCTGTCCGGCAAGTCGAATATTCCGGGGGCTGCGACAACAGGAAACATTGCTTTTCTGGTTAATAACCTTGGTAACGCAATTGCGAAGCTGGAAGAAAGCATGAATCAATGCAAGGTGGAGATAGGCGACGACACGAAAATACAACCGTTTTTACCATCTGAATGAAGTCAAGGGCTAGGAATTGAGCAGCCATGGTGAAGAGTAAGGCGACGTTTCAGTCAACTTCGAGCTATTCCCGGTTTGGCATGCCGTGCTAGGACTCGCATCAAAACAAACGGGGGGGCGATGGACAGCTGTAAGACGGTGATCTTCGGACTGTGTGGCGCGGTGCTCGTCGTGGTTATCGCTTATGCGGGAGCCACGACGTTTGGGCGTGAGCCCTATAACACTGCGAACATGGCTTACTGGGTCCAGGCGATCGGTTCAATTGCTGCGATTCTCGGCGCGTTTTGGATCGCAAGTGAACAACATCGGCGCGATGTGGATACACGACAAAAGAGCGAAAGCGAATTCGACTATGTACTGAATGCTGAAATCGCTTGGTTGGGTCTTGAGGTACTTGGCTTCCTTAATCAATTTATTGACATCAAGGCGAATGAACGATCGGCACCAGTCATCTCGGACGACGAGGTCGCTGACCTTCTCACGCGCCTTTCATGGTGCCGCCAACGAGCTAAACACAAGGGGCAATTGGCGATGGTCGGGACGATGCGACGGTCCCTTATCGGCACCGCGCGAATAATTCGAGCTCACATCGCCAAGCCGGCGGCGCTCTTTACCTTCGATGAAGTTAAGAAGCTTGAGGAGTTCCGAGTTGAAGCGCGAGAGGCTTCGAATACGGCGACTGGAGTTGAGCGTACTCCGCAGTTCTCGCCCTAATTGGCTGCACCAGTCAACGATGGATTACGTGCAATAGGTCGAGGCGCAGCGCGCCGATTCGTCCCATTGCTGGGCGGTGGCGAGAACGAGCACGACGCCGATGAACACGGCGAGGCTCTTGAGCCACAGAATCAGCAGGGCTTTCACGACCACACCCCCATCAGACGCTCTATCGGAGGGGCGACAGCGCCGGCAAGCAGGTAGAGGCCGGCGATTACACAGAGCGGAATCCAATCTCGATTCATGGTTATCTCGCGATGATGTGATTGCCCGCTCAGATGATGGCGGTGAGCGTTGTGCTGCCGTCGCCGTGCTCAGTGCGAAGCATCAGCGGCTCCCCGCCGAAAAGCTCCGGCCGGAGTTCGCGCAATGCATTGCCGAAATTCTTCGGCGCCTCGAAGCCGTTGCCGAGGAGGGCCGTCGTAACGGCAAGCTCGGGATCCTCGTCGCCGGGCGTGAAGAACGACGCGAGAATCGGGATTTTGTGTTCTTTGCAGATCGCGATGATCTGAGCCATGAGCGGCGAAATCTGCTCGTCGTAGATCTGTTCCTTCGTGGCCGAACCAGTCATTGTCTTTCTCCATATTGATTAGGAATACGAATGCATAACAGCGCTCAACGAACGACACTGGCGTTCAATGCCGTCCGATCAGCGCAGTCTGTTCTCTCAAGGAAACGCACTTAGCGAGTGCTGCTGCAGACAGGTTGGTACCTGGCTCGGGCCGCGCAGACGCTGACGGCGGACCACCGTCAGCGAGGGACTGTTGCGCTCAAACTGGAATGTCGTCTCCACCGGTTTTCTTGTGTCGGCGCCTCCACAACCAACCCGCGACGGGAACCAAGAAAGTGGCCCATAGCCACTGCCAGTTTTCCTTAACAAAATGTGTTACCCGCTGAACTGGCCTGACAGTGACAATTATCGTCTTGCTAAATGTCCTAATTGCGCGTGGCGTGGGTGAACCATCCAAAAGGATTATTGCATCGAGGTCCAAATTGAGTTGACGTTCCCCGGATGACTTTGGCTTGACAGTCCAATTCCAGGTGGTTGGCTCGCTAGCGCTCACTGCCTGTGTTTCGGGTGTATTGGCCGTGATGTCGAAGTCATCGCCAGACAGGTGGGCGATCATACGGTCTGAAATCTTGATTCGATCGTTCTCGACTTTACCTGGGGCCGTGATCAATTTCGCCAGTCCGTCGGGCGGTTGGTGTAGATCAAGGATCAGTTCAATTTTGGCGCTGTCTTCAACGTTAATTGGGCTAGGCGAGTTAAACGCGATATTACCAAGCAGCATCTTCGCAAGTGCCTCGTCGACTGCAGAGAAAATAGATGGCGGGCTTGGCGCTGCATTTTCTGTCTGTGGCTCTGCAGGTTCGGCTGATGCCGCCCTCTTTGCCGCCTTCTTTACCCTCTTCTTTGCCGCCCGTACTGATGCAGGCTCTGCCGCTGATACGGCTCCAGGCGGTGATGCCTCGGGCTCTGATGCGGCTGCAGGCAGCGATGCCTCGGGCGCTGATCCGGCTGCAGGCGGCGATGCCTCGGGCGCTGATGCGGCTGCAGGCGGTGATGCCCCGGGCTCTGATACGGCTGCTGGCGCATCCCGCTCAGATGTTCGATAGATAAAGACCAACGAGACGATAATGAGAAATACTGCTAGGAAACCCACAACACGCGCGACAACTGGCGCTCTCCATTTTGGCCGCATCATGACTGTTCCCAGATTGGATCAATAACCTGAACGCCCAAGTCTTAACGGTTGTAAGCCACGCATTGGGCGAGCTTTGGAATCGTTTTCAGTGTTCGCGAACGTGCCATTCGACACGGCCAAAAAATGAAGTCCACGCCATAATCTCTCAATAGAATAGACGACCAGGAAAGAATGTTTTGTAAGAGTTACCTTCGACCCGAAGACCCGCGAAACTCCATACATCGCCTTGCATTACTTTCCAGCCTTCCGTGAGAAGGGATCAGGCAAGGACATCGAGCTGGATCTGCTATGAGATCGCTTTGACGACAAGTCACGTGCACGCAGCCCCTGTTTCTCTAGGTGCGGGGAATCCGCGGCCAAGCGCGCTCTCTTGAAAGTTGTGTGGTGTCGGGTGCTACCCCGTTTCTCGGCTACACCATTGAGCCGGCCGGTTGCTCCCAGTACTGCGGTCCCGGCGCACTAGCACTCTTAAAGATCGATCCGCCGGAGCGGTGGCGCAGCGATCAGTGCTGCGTTGAGTTGAACTATACGCGAATGAATGAAAATGGCAAGAAAAATCTAGTCGCGAATGAATGGTTTGTTGTGGTGATAGGAGGGGGGCGGCATGCTTACGTCGTGCCTACAAATTGCTTTCCGATATGGCGCCGGCAGATCCCGCGCCGACGAAAGTCGGGACGTACTAGAGAGACCAGAAGATGAAGAAATACGGGATCGCGATTGCGGTCATCGCGGGGGGCATGCTTACTGCATGTGGCGATAAGGAAGGTGATTTGATGAAGCGGGCGCTGCGGGAGAGGGACGTTCGGGCTATTACTCTGTGCCAAGACTATGCTCGGTCCAAAGCCGCCCATCCGAGCACGGTCGATTTTTCTATCGTGGGGGCGCGGGTTGCCGAGCAGTCGGACGGCAGCGTGATCGCGGCCTCAACCTTCACAGCGAAAAACGGGTTTGGCCTTGAGTTGAAGTACGAGGTGGCTTGCCAGGTCAATGGAAGCGGCATCGTCGAAGCGGGTATTCGCGAGGCTCGCAACTAAGGTGCCGTCGAGATCGCCTATGCTTTGAGTCTCACCGGGAGCGAGCCATGAAGCCCAGCGACGTGATCACGATCTTCGAGCGGTTGAATGCAGAAGGAAGGGCGGCGGTCGGCCTGGAAGATACCTGCGCTGGGTTTGCGGGGTGGCTTGCCGAAGCATGGGATCGCCTCGACGACGACGACATCGCGCTACTGACATCGGTGGGCGCAACGCTCTGGAGGGAGGGTTTCGAGCGGTGCCAGAAATGACAAGCCCCGCGCGGGGCGTTGCTTACCTAGTTGAAAGCTCCCCAATTCTGAGGCTAAACTACTGTACATGCATACAGTAGTTTGAGCAGAAGAATGAGGGCTAGGATGGATCGAGGGACGAACGCGAGCGGGCTGCGGTGCAGGCCGGGGGATTTGGCGAGGGTGGTGTCGGCGTGGAATCCTGCTTTGATCGGGAGAGTCGTGCTGATCAAGGCTGCCCATTCAAAGACCGAATGGGTCGTTACGCTGCTGGGGGCGCCTGGAGTGACGCTCACGAAAAATAGAAAGCGGATTGCGGCCAGCAACTGCGCGCTCGCATACGATTCGGCGCTCGAACCTATCCGGGCAATCGGCGCTGAGACGCCCCGCGAGGCTATGGCTGCAGGTGAGGCAGATCACCGTCATCAGCGGAGTTTTGCTGCGCCGGTATCAATTTCAGTAACGTCATGACGGCGGCAAACGCGTCCTCCGGGACGCCTGCCTCGCTGGCCCGCTTTATCTCGGAAATCAACTTTTGGGCGTTAGGCGGAAGTGCACGGGCAGTCTCGGCCGCGCGCTCATGAGGCTGCGAGGCGTATAGCTCTGCCACGAACTTCGGACCGCGCTCGGTGAGAAGCCACTCACACGTGACGCCGAACGGAATCGCCAAGGCGGCCAAAGTCTCTAGCTCGGGAACTGACCCACCCCGGAGGATGCGGCTGATCGTGGGCTGTGGAACCCCAGTATCACGTGAAAGCTTGCTCTGCCCACGTTCCCCGTAGTTGGGGTGGGCATGAAGCAGTTCTCTCAATCGATCGCCGACTTTTTTCATGGCGAGACTATGCGTCAATGAATAGGGCATATCAACAATTCAATCGATCGCGCATTGACAATTAGTCATTCGCGTATAGAATGCCCGCATGGACATGCCAACTACTGCCTCGGCACTTCTCAGCGACATCAAGACTCAACGTGGTCTCAGCGAAGTTGCGATTGCGCGTCGCCTCAAGATTTCCCAGCCGACGGTCAATCGGATCCTGCGCGGGAAGTCCGACTGCAAAAGCAGCACGTTCGTGGCGATCCAGGCTTGGTGGCACGAACTCGCACAACAGAAGGAGATCGCATGAAGCGCCTGTACGCACGTCTGGTCCTCTGGCTGATCCGGCCGGCACTTGATGCGCATCGCGTCGAGCACGCGACGGACGTCGACGCGATTGCCGACGAGGTCAGTTGGGCTACTCGCACGAAAATCGTCGTCGGCCGACCGGTATACGCGGATGCCGGAGTCAGTACAGCGGTTGACACCCGCTATTTCGAAACGGCTATCGGAGCGATCGGGCCAGGTTGGAGAGATTCTGGGTGTGCAGGTCGAATGACGAAATGACGGATTCGCCTGCAAGATCGCTGTTGATCAATGTCACGCGCGCCAGTTCGGCTATCTGAGCATGCACTGCAATGAAACGATCAAGTTGTTCTTTGTGCATGGATTGAAGCAGCGCACTAGTCACGGTATGAAGCGCCATGTTTTCGCCCTTGAGTTCACAGATTTTTTCGATTGCGTCTTGCAAATTCTTCATGAGGGTTCCCCGTATCGGAATGGTTGTGTGAGAACTGCCAATTCTACGGCGAGAGCCGGAACCCTCACCCAATCATGCGGCTGATGAAAAAATTTTGCACCTCAGCCGAGTCGTAATTCCAGTCGTAATTCATTTGATTTTCACTATGGAGGGCAGATGCAAGTTCCGGCCTATTCCCAGGCACCGCGCGCCCCCGAGCCGACTCAGGGCGACCGTTTCGTCGCGCCGGAGTCGATCGCGGAGTGCGCGACTTTCCGTGATGCCGTGTGTCTCGCATGGGAACTGCGAGCGGTGCGCGGCATGACGCAAAGGACGCTGGCGGAGTTGCTGGATGTTCCGGCTTCGCACCTTTCCAACATGCTCAACCGCGATCCGGTTGATCGTCATGGGAAGCCGCGGCAGGACCTGCCGGCAAAGCTGATCGCGGACTTTGAGCGGGTCGTCGGCAATCGCGCCGTGTCGCAGTATCTCGCGCGCATGGCAATGCTGACGTTGATGGAAGAAGTGATTCAGCAGAGGGCCGCCATGAAATGACCGAGGAAGATGCGCTTCGGAATGGCTGCAAGGCCGTAGAGGACGCCCGGAAGCGGGTGGGTGACAACCGAAACGCACTGACGAAGGAGCTGGAAAGGGTTGCCATCGAGGATTCGGAAGTCGCCGAAGCATTCAGGGTCGCCGGATTTCTATTCCTTGAGGCGCAGCAGGAAACGAAGCAGTAAGGCACGCCGGCTTCAGCCGGCGTTCTGAAGCCGGTCGCAAGCGCCCGTGTTCGGGTCTTTGTGTCTGGATTTAGTAATCCTAAGAATTTAAATTTATGGAAACCAATCAGATCAGCCAGCGGGCCGACGTGTATCAGCGGAATCCGGCCGCTTGCGAAGAGGTGAAGCGCATCGTGCGTGACGCCAGCCAACATCCGACGTACCCGCGCAAGTGCCTGTCGTGCGGGGCGCTCGAATCACTCGACGGCTCTGTGCCGTGCGGTCATTGAGGATCCTCGAATGGCAAAGAACTCCATCGACGTTTACGGAGCGAAGGGCAAGGGCAACGCGCTCGACTTTGACCCGGACACGCTAGTGCTCGTGACCGACCCGAATCATCCGCTCTTTGACGAACGTGTTCACTGGCCGGTTGACGAGAGCATGGTCCGCAACATCATGTTCCAAGGTGTGATCCAACCGATCGAGGTAACGAAGGATCCGGAAACCGGTGAAGTGCAGGTCGTCACCGGTCGACAACGTGTGAAAGCGGCCCGAGAGGCGAATCGCCGACTGATCGATCGTGGCGATCCGCCGATCACCGTTCCGGGGATTGTCCGGCGTCTCGGGCGCAACGAACGCGCGTCGGTGTTGTCGGCCGCGATCGCCAGCGAGAACGCAATTCGACAGCAGGAGACGCCGCTTTCCATGGCCGCGAAGATGGCGCGTCAGCTGCGAATGCGGTCGGAGGATGATGTCGCGATCCTGTTTGGCTGCAACGTCCAGACGGTGCGATCGACCGTCGCATTGCTCGACTGCTGCGAGGACGTTCAGAAAGCCGTCGACACCGGGCAGATCAACGTCACGCATGCTCGGACGTTGGCGAAGCTTGAGCCGGCGGAACAGCGCGCGAAAGTGAAAGAGGTGATCGCTGCTGGAGAAGGCAAGCAAGGTCATAAGCGGTCGCGAGCGCAGAAAGCGGCGCTGACCGGCGATGCCGCCCCGCGTATGCGAACCCGCAAGCAGATTGCTGCTGAGCTGGAGAAGGCGACAGGAGAGCGTGCAGATGTGCTCCGATGGGTGCTTGGCCTGAACAGTGACGCGGCCCCGCAGGCGGCCACCGATGCCCGCCAGATGTCGATCGACGAGGCGGCATGAGCGGATACGCCTATCAATGGGCCAAGCGTCAGCGCGTCGGCGACTCGTCGGCCAAGACGCTTCTCAAGACTTATGCGCACTGGGCGGCCGAGGACTACTCGACCTGGGTCACGAACGATGAACTCGAAACCGATACGGAACTGAACATCCAGACCATTCGTAAGGCGCGCAACAAGCTTATCGAGCTTGGATTTCTCGCTGAGACGGAATATCGGCGCGGGGATACGCGGAGCATTGTCGTCTATCAAATGCTCGCCCCGGAAGGGTCAATCGTTGTTCAGGCAGTCGATCCGCGCACCGGAGACGCGATCCCGCTCAGCCCGCCGACGGCTGACGAATTCGCAAAGAGGGGTGAAAAGCAAAGCCCCTCCAAATCTCGACGGACTAAGGGGGATGAAATTTCAAGCGGCTCGAAATCTCAAGGGAGTCGAAATGCCACGCAAAGCCCCTCCAAATCCCACGTTAAGGGGGGTGAAATTTCGTCTGAAGGGGGTGGAAATTTGGAGGGCAATAAAGAAGGAGAAGAACAAGAGAAGAACGGAGAACAGCAAAACGCGCGGCGTGCGCCGCGAGTTGCGCTGCATTCCGAGCTTCGATCGATCGAACTGCCCGACTGGCTGCCAGCAGACGCGTGGGCCGATTGGTGCGAGCACCGCGAAGCGAAGGCCCGCGACAAGTCGGCGCCGTGGACGCGGCCGGCGGCCAAGGTTTCGGTGCGCCGGCTGACCAAGCTGCGCGACCTCGGTCACGATCCGGTGGCCTGCATCGACGAAGCGGTGCTGCGTGGCTGGACTGGGCTGTTCCCGGTGAAGGCAGATGCGGCCGACGCAACGGGCGGAGCACAGGCAATTTCGCCGGACTGGTGGAAGACGGCACCGGGAATCCGCGAGCGCGGCAAGCAACTGGGCATCGAGGAAAGGCCGGACCAGGTGTTTGAGCAATACAAGGCGCGCGTATTCAAGGCCGCCGGGCCGGGCGAATGGATGGAAGACATGCTGCGCACGGTCAGCCGCGAGAGCGACGAGCGCTACGAAGCGCTGTACGCCTACTTCAACGACATTCCGCGCGACCAGGGCGCGCAACGGGAGGCGGTATGACGAAGCGGACGCCTTGGCCGATGGTCGTTCCAGCCGGCACGACGATGGTTGGAACGGCACGCGTGCGCGATGACTCGCGGCCGAAGATGACGGCCGCGCAGCAAGCGATTTTCGCGGCGACAGGGAACCGGCCCCAGATCGACAGTGGATTCGACGAGATTGCCGACGGCTTCGATCCCGGCGCGCCGATCCCGCTGTCGATGCAGAAACCGAAGCGGACGCCGAAGTACCGCAACACGAAATGCGAGCACGACGGCATCAAGTTCGACAGCCAGAAAGAGCGCTCGCGATGGTTCCAACTGGTTCAACTGCAGGCGTCCGGTCATATCCGCGACCTGCGATTGCAAGTGCCGTTCGTCCTCACGGAGCGCAAACAGCGCGACGACGGCACGTGGGAGCGCGCATCGAAGTACGTCGCCGACTTCGTCTATGTCGATGTTGAGACAGGCAAGCAGGTTGTCGAGGACGTGAAGTCGCTGGTGACCAGGAAGAACCCGACGTACATCCAGAAGCGCAAGCAGATGCTGGACAAGTACGACATCACGATCAAGGAGGTCTGATGGCTGAACGAAGGATGAGTCTTGCGCAGCGTCGCATCTGCGAATGTCTGCAGAAAAGCCCCGGTCTTGTTCAACGCGAACTGGCAAAGAAACTCGGCATCACGGTCGAGGGCATCAAAAAAACCGTGCGCCGTTTGGTCGCGGACGGGTATGTGAAACGTGGGCGCCGTGATCGGAAAGGGGAACCACTGAGTCTCACCGGCAAGCCGTTCCCTCCGTCGAGCGAGTGCATTCCGACGCATGTCAAACGGCAACTTGCAATCGACATTGGTATGAGTGCGTTGTTGCCGGCAATGCGTGCAATGGTCGAGTTCGGGCGGGCGTCGACATGAAGCGGTCAGGGTTCGGGCCGCGAAAGAAACCGATCGCGCGTGGTTCGTGGTCCCGGAAAAGTTCACCGCTACCCGAGCAGGCGCCACGAAAGATCGCAATGAAGCGCCGCCCCAAACGCCCGACCGTCGCCGAAGGCTCGAAGTATCTGGCGGCTTGCCGTGGCGAGCCGTGCTATCTGCGCGTGCCAGGCGTCTGTCGCTTCAATCCGCTCGACGAAACCGTGGTGCCGTGCCACTCGAACCAGTCGCGGCACGGGAAGGCTGGTCTGCTGAAGGCAAAAAACGAATTCACGGTTCCAGGCTGCATGTGGTGCCACGCATGGATTGATCAGAACCGCGTCGGCACGACGAAGCAGTCCAAGTTCGACGTTTGGGATCGGGCATTTGAGGAATGGGCGCCGGTGCGCGCTCGAAAGATGGGAGAAGTGAATTGCCAGTGATTCTGACTGTGCAGTTGCCCGCGGGGCGGCACTGCTTCAAGCGAAAGCACGGCATGGGGCCGGCGATCAGCTCCGAGATGTACCGGCCGCTTGTGACCACGATCTACCGTATCGCCCGAATTCCGACCGTCAAGCGCCAACTGCTCACGGTAGTCGAGGTCGACGCATTCATCCCGGAGCGACATCGGGCGCACATCGCATCGAGCGATCCGCGATGGGTAGAGCCGGGCGTCTTGCGAACGAAGGCGTACTGGGTCGACAACAAGAAGTCGCGCGTGCTCGGGCAGTTCCTTGAGAGCGGCGCACTCGAACTGGATTTGAGGGAGGCGGCATGAGCGCACACGCATACATCTTCTTCGCTGACGTGCCGGAACGGCTGGTCGAGTCGGCTGTGCAGCATCGAGACAGCGAGACGGGCGCGCAGCTCATCGCGTTCGACGAATGCCCGTACAGCGGCGAGATCACGGAAACGCAACACGGCATCCAGATCGAGTACTCATGGCCGGTCGACATCGCGTATCGGCACGCGCTCGGCGACTGGTTCACGCACCACGGCATCAGCTTCACGGTCGTCATGTGACGGCAGATAACCCCGCGTCTCAAATAAATCGAAAACAGGATGAACATGACGGTCGACGAAAGCAATCAGGTCGAAGAACTGCTCGGAGAATGGTACGACTGGCAGGCAGGGTACGTACCGGGGCTGGGCTACGGACGAGTCGATCCGACCTGCCGCGGCTTCTCTGAATCGGATCGGGCGGTTACGGCTGACGAGCGCGCGGAAGAGGCGGATCGGAAGGCCGCCAAGCGCCGGGCAGAACAGGTCGACCTGTGCGTCGACGCGTTGGCGTGGCAGGAGCGGGCTGCGATCCAGCGTCACATGAAAGCGAAGGCAATCGGGACGATGAACGGGACATGCGGCGCCCAGGTGTGGAGTAACCCGCGCGCGTTTCTCGGTCAGGATGCGCACATGTTGTATCAGCAGGCTAAGCGCGCTCTGTGTGCATTGCTTCGTCGACGAGGGGTGTTCAAGGATGTCGGGTAATGCGTGTCTGTGACGAAGTGAAGGGGCAAGATGGCAACAATTCGCTTGCCCCAAACATCATGCTACTTCCCGTGTTGAAAGACTTTGCGCAGCCAAGCGAGCGCGGTCGGTGTCGAGCTTTTCTGTAGCGTCAACGGTGCTGACACGGCTTGATTGATCATCACCACGTTGCCGGTTTTACTCTCAAACAAGAAGTAAGTCCCGCCAGCGAAACCCAAGTATCCAATGGGGTGCTGATTGTCCCATTGCAGATCCTTCGCCGCACCAGTCGGTGCAACGGTTCGAGCTCCCCGGCCATCGAGGTAGGCTTCAGCTTGGGACGAGCCGACTTGAGCAGCAAGAATCGGGAGTGCAACCACCCAGTACACAACTCGCCTTCGCGACTGTCCGGAAATCAATTTCACAACGATTGGGTTGTCGGCCACCCAGATGATCCATGGCATCATCAATACTAGAATGACAACCCACTTGATCGAGTCCGAGATGAAGGCAATCGAAAGCAACGTCCCGATTGGACCGAGCGCGAACCATACCTTGTTAAGCTTCGCCATCCACGGTCGTGCTGCTTTTGGGGTTCCGGGCGCTGGCGCGGCAGCTTGAGCACGTGTTCCAGAGAACCCGCATAGGACAACAAGGAAATTCAATCCAATCGCTGTCATTAGTGGATACAGAGCCATGCTTGCAAAGCCGGTGAGGCCAGCAAACTGGAAGATATTCACATCAAATCGTCCCCAGAAACCAGCGAGATAGCATGCGGCAACGCCAGCCGAGTAGACCGTGATGAGCGTCGTTTTTTGTATTTGGTCACCCATTTGCCGTGCTCCATAGAGGTGGATATTTCGACGTAGGGGCTGCCTCGCGAGGCGGCCTCAATCAACTATCACCGGGGGGGTTGTAAACCCGTCTGTGTTCCGCTATATTGACGACGTCGGGCGCAAGGTGCGCCCAAATGAAGCCCGCCCGGTTTTCCGAGCGGGCTTTTTGTTTTGCATGCTTGGTCGTTTCCTTCGGCTTACTTGAATTGCTCGTGGGTTTCGATGTGATGAGCCGCATACTTCAACTTAAAGCGCGGATGGTCGCCGCATCCTTTGCATGGCGGAAATTTCTTTCCGTAGACGCACGTCACTTCATGCTCCTGCGCATGCTTGCGGTCGTGCGTAACGATATAGATGCCGGAATGCGGCACCGTATCGCCAGGCTTAAAGGTATCCCCGATATTTGCCATTGTTGTGTCCCTTTATCAGGCGGTTAGCCTCCGGATTGAGGCACTGATTATTTTGGGGCGCCGGAGTAATTTTAAATTTAGTGCAAGTACTCATTGACGTCAGCGGGGAGGATGCTCGGCTCTTCGCGTCTTTCAGATTCGCGAGTGATTATGGCCAGAAGGCTTGTGACGCTTAAACCGCGAGTAGGTCAAATGGTGGACTCGCGCGTTGCGACGCTGACGCCGGGCTCATGGCGAGCAGGCAAGGCAAGCAGTACGGCGCGCGGCTATGGCTATGCATGGCAAAAGCTGCGTTCCGAACACCTCGCGAAGCATCCGCATTGCGTGTACTGCCTGCGCGAAATTGGCATGGCTGGTTGGTCGCCTGCTGACGTGGTGCTCGCGTGTGCCGCACGAGGGATCGCCGAGCCGCTCGGAACGATTGGAGATCACATCACCGCGCACCGCGGCGACAGACGATTGCAGCTTGACCCGGACAACATTCAGACGCTGTGCAAGCCGCATCACGACAGCGCCAAGCAGTGCGAGGAGCGAAGCGGCGGCCGATGAGGCGGGGCGGGGGTGTCAAAAGTCAGACGGCCGGCACGGTCTAGACCGCACGTTCCCTCACGCGCAGAAAATTTCCCCTTTTCAGGATTTTGTTAATGGCTTTAACAGCGAAAAAGCGGAAGTTCGCCGATGCTGTTTTAGCCGGCAAGTCCAATAAGGACGCGGCTATCGCGGCAGGCTACAGCCCCGCGACAGCATCGGCGGCCGGGTCGCGCCTTGTTAAAGACAAGGATGTGGCCCTTTATCTCGCCGCGAATCGCGTGAAGATGGAATCGAAGTCCACCGGACACGCTGAGCAGTCGCCGCCGCCACAGAAGCCGGCCGGGTTCGACCTGGACGCGATGACGAACTTCACTGACCCGAAGGCGTTTCTTATCGCGGCGATGAATGACGCGCGGACGGAGCCGAAGTTGCGGATCGACGCGGCGAAGGCGCTGATGCCTTTCGTCCACAAGCGGCTGGGCGAAGGCGGCAAGAAGGAGCAGCGTGACGAGGCTGCGAAGAAGGCGGCAAGCCGGTTTTCTCCGGCGGCACCGCCGCGGCTCGTCGCTAACGGCGGTAAGAAGGTCGACTGATGGACTGGACAACTGCATGCCCCGATTGGGAAAGGCGACTGATTGCGCGCGAGTCGATCATTCCGCCGCCGATTTTCCCCGACGAAGCTGAGCGGGCGGTCGCAATCTTCAAGGAGCTGCGGGTCACTGACCTGCCCGGAAAGCCGACGTTTGGCGAGTGCAGCGAGCAGTGGGTGTTCGATTTCGTCGCGGCGATCTTTGGCGCGTACGACGCGGAGACTGGCAAGCAACTGATCCGTGAATTCTTCCTGCTAATCAGCAAGAAGAATTCGAAATCGACGATCGCGGCCGGGATCATGCTGACCGCCGTAATTCTGTGTTGGCGCGAGGAGGAAGAACACCTGATTCTCGCGCCGACGAAGGAAGTGGCAGACAACAGCTTTAAGCCGGCGGCGGGGATGATCCGGGCCGACGAAGAGCTGTCCGAGCTGTTCCACGTCCAGGACCACGTCCGTACGATCACGCATCGCGTAAGCCGAGCGTCATTGAAGGTGGTCGCGGCCGACACTGACACGGTATCGGGCAAGAAGTCGGGCAAGATTCTTATCGACGAGCACTGGGTTTTCGGTAAGAGGGCGAACGCTGAAGCGATGTTCATGGAGGCCACTGGAGGCCAGGTGTCGCGCGACGAAGGATGGGTCATCATCCTGACAACGCAAAGCGACGAGCCGCCCGCTGGTGTGTTCAAGGAGAAGTTGCAGTATCACCGCGACGTCCGCGACGGCAAGATCGCTGATCGGAAGTCGCTCGGCGTGCTGTACGAGTTCCCGGCAGAGATGGTCAAGTCAAAAGCCTATCTCGATCCGGCCAACTACTACATCACGAACCCGAACCTCGGGCGATCGGTCAGTGCGGAATGGCTGGAGGATCGGCTCACGAAGAACCGGGCGAAGACGGACGGATCGTTTCAACAGTTCATCGCGAAGCACCTGAACATCGAAATCGGCATGAATCTCCGGTCCGACCGTTGGGCCGGCGCCGATTTCTGGATCGGAGCCGCGCTCCCTGAGCGTGTCAGCTTCGAAGATCTGCTCGATGCGTGTGAGGTGATCGCGCCTGGTGTTGACGGCGGTGGCCTCGACGACTTGCTCGGGTTGGCTGCCGTCGGTCGCATGCGCGGAACGCGGAACCAGCTCGCCTGGGCGCACGCGTGGGCTCATCCATCTGTACTCGAACGCCGGAAAGAAATTGCTCCGGCGCTTCACGATTTCGAGAAAGCGGGCGATCTGACGATCGTGTCTCGGATCGGCGAGGATGTAGTGCAGGCGGCCGAGTATGTGGCGCGTATCGAGCGCGCGGGGTTGCTGTATAAGGTCGGCGTTGACCCGGCGGGCATCGGTGCAATCCTCGACGCGCTCGCGGCCATGAAGGTACCCGAAGACAAGGTGATCGGCATCTCGCAGGGCTGGAAGCTTTCCGGGGCCATCAAGACGACGGAACGGCGCATCGCGGCAGCATCGGGGCAGCGAATCGAGGGCGACGAGGCTCCGGATGGCGCGCTGTATCACGGCGGCCAGCCACTGTTGACGTGGGCTGTCGGAAACGCGCGCGTCGTGCCGGTCGGCAACGCCGTGAATATCACGAAGCAGGTGAGCGGGACGGCAAAAATCGACCCGCTGATGGCGTTATTCAACGCCGTGTCGCTTATGGCGCTCAATCCGCCCGCGCAGGGCCAATCGGTCTACGAGTCGCGCGGCATTCGTTTTCTCTGAGGTGTGAATGGGTTTGTTCGATTTCTTCCGGCGCGAAAGCCAGCCGGAGGCCCACGCTCGCCCTGTGGAGCCGTCATTTCATGCGTCGACGGCCGCTGCTGCGCCGCCGCCTGGCGAGACATTCAACGGGCTCGACGATCCCCGGCTGCTTGAGTACATCCGCCGGGGTGAGCTTGACGGCGGCGCAGGTCACGGCGCGCGGGCCTTGAGAAACATGGCCGTCCTGCGCTGCGTGACCCTGATCTCGGGGACGATCGGCATGTTACCGATGAACCTGATCAGCAGCGACGACAGCAAGCAGGTGCAGTCGGCCGATCCGGCGCATCGACTGCTGAAGTACAAGCCGAACGACTGGCAGACGCCAATGGAGTTCAAGAGCCTGATGCAATTGCGCGCACTGCTTGACGGTCAGTCGATGGCGCGCGTGATCTGGTCCGGCAATCGGCCGATTCGCATGATCCCGATGGATCGAGGATCGGCGAAGCCGAAGCTGACCGCGACGTGGCAAATCGTTTACGACTACACCACGCCAGGTGGTGACGTGGTGACACTGCCGGCGCGTGAGGTGTTCCACCTCCGCGACTTATCGCTCGACGGCATCAATGGGATTTCGCGCGTGAAGCTTTCGCGCGAAGCGCTCGAACTGGCAGAGCAGGCCGAGAGGGCGGCGTCGAGAACATTCCGCACCGGCGTGATGGCTGGCGGTGCAATCGAGTTTGAGAAGGAACTGTCCGACCCAGCCTACAAGCGTCTGAAGGAGTCGCTCGCAGAGAACCACTCGGGGGCGGAAAACGCGGGAAGTTGGATGCTCATCGAGGAGGGCGGAAAGTCGAAGCAATTCACTGCGACGGCCGTGTCGGCGCAGCAGATCGAGAATCGGAACCATCAGATCGAAGAAGTCGCGCGCATGTACGGCGTGCCGCGCCCGCTCTTGATGATGGACGACACGAGCTGGGGCAGCGGGATCGAACAGCTTGCGATCTTCTTCATTCAGTACGGCCTTTCGCACTGGTTCGTGTCTTGGGAGCAGGCAGCGGCGCGGTCGTTCCTGCCAGACAAGATGCTCGGCCGGCAGCAATTCAAGTTTAACGAGAGCGCGCTGTTGCGCGGTACGTTGAAAGACCAGGCCGATTTTTTGGCGAAGGCTCTCGGCGCTGGCGGGCATTCGCCATGGATGAGGCAAAACGAAGTCCGCGAGACGTTGGACCTGCCTCGCGTCGACGACCCGGTTGCCGATCAGCTCCGGAACCCGATGACACAGAAACCGAAAGGAAGTGGCGATGAGCCTCCTGCAACTACCTGAGATTCGCGCCGACCATCGGCTTAACACTGCGCAATACGACGTGCGCCCGGACGCGCTGGAGCGCTGGGAGCCGGGTGTGCATGCCGCGACCGGCGACGACGCCGCATCGATCTCGATCTACGACTCGATCGGGGACAACTGGGAGGGCACGGGCATCACGGCGAAGCGGATCAGCGCGGCACTGCGCAACATTGGCGCACGCGACCTAACGGTCAACGTGAATTCGCCGGGCGGTGACTTCTTCGAAGGCGTTGCGATCTACAACCTGCTGCGCGAGCACAAGGCGAAGGTCACGGTAAACGTGATGGGACTGGCTGCGTCGGCCGCGTCGGTGATTGCGATGGCTGGCGACGAGATCTTGATGGGTAACGGTGCGTTCCTGATGATCCACAACGCGTGGACGGTCGCGATCGGCAATCGACATGACATCGCAGCAGCGGCTGAGGTGCTGGCCCCGTTTGATACCGCGATGGCGAAGGTCTATTCGCAGCGCGCGGGCATCACCCAAGCCGAGGCCGCGGCATTGATGGACAAGGAAACGTGGATAGGCGCCGAGCAGGCCGTCGCCGACGGATTCGCGACCGGTCTGCTCGACAGTGCCAAGGTCGCCAAGGAAACGAACGCGAGCGGACGCAAGGCACTCGCGCTCATCGAAGCGTCGATGGCACGCGCCGGTTACTCGCGCGGCGCACGTCGCGACGCTCTCAAAGCCCTATTCGACGGCACGCCGGGCGCTGCCGCCGAGAACGCCACGCCGGGCGCTGGCGAAGACGTTGCAGCGTCGCTGCATACCCTCATCAACGCTCTTAAAGGATGACCAAATGAGCAAAAAACTCCTGATTGCCGCATTTGCGGCGGCCCTTTCTGGCACGGCTGGCGCGGTGCCGCGCGGCATCATGTCCGTGCGCGCTGAAGCGCCGGGCGAAATCAAAGCCCTGATCGACAATTTGCAGAAGGCGTTCCACGATTTCAAGGCCGAGCACACGAAGCAGCTCGACGCGGTGAAGGCCGGCTTGCCGACGTCGGATGCCATGGCGAAGGTCGAGAAGGTTAGTGCCGATCTGGAATCGCTTCAGGCGTCGGTCGACGAGGCGAACATCAAGCTCGCGGCCGCTCAGATGGGCGCGAATGGTGCGAAGCCGCTGCGCGATGCCGAATACAGCGACGCTTTCAACGCTCATTTCAAGCGGGGCGACGTAAATGCGGCATTGAACAAGGGGGAGGCCGAAGAAGGCGGCTACCTGACGCCGATCGAGTGGGACCGCTCGATCACGAACAAGCTCGTCGTGATCTCGCCGATGCGTCAACTTTGCCAAGTGCAGTCGGTATCGAAGGCCGGCTTCTCGAAGCTTTTCAACCTGGGCGGAACCGCAAGCGGATGGGTCGGCGAGACGGACAACCGTCCCCAAACGAACACCGGGAAATTCGCGTCGCTCACCTTCGGCCACGGCGAGATCTACGCGAACCCGGCGGCGACGCAGCAACTGCTCGACGACAGCGAAATCGATCTCGAAGCATGGCTTGCTGGCGAGGTGAACACCGAATTCTCGAAGCAGGAAGGCCCGGCTTTCGTCGCGGGTGATGGCGAGAAGAAGCCGTTCGGCATTCTGACGTACGTGGATGGAGGCGCGAATGCGAAAAAGCATCCGTTCGGCTCGATCGGCGTCGTGGCTAGCGGCGCCGCCGCGGGCATCACGTCGGATGGCGTTATCGATCTCATCTACGACCTGCCGAGCGCTTTCACCGGCAACGCTCGCTTCACGATGAACCGCAACACGCAGCGCCAAGTGCGCAAGCTGAAGGACGGTCAGGGCAACTACCTGTGGCAACCGTCGTTCGTTGCCGGGCAGCCGGCCATGCTCGCGGGTTATCCGGTGGCGGAAGTGCCGGATATGCCGGACGTCGTCGCGAACTCGACGCCGATTCTCTTCGGCGATTTCAAGCAGACGTATCTGATCATCGATCGCATCGGCGTGCGCGTGCTGCGTGACCCGTATACGGCGAAGCCGTACGTGCTGTTCTACACGACGAAGCGTGTCGGCGGTGGCCTGCTGAATCCGGAGCCAATGCGCGCGATGAAGGTCGCAGCAGGCGCGTAAGCGGTCGGTCTAAAGGGAGTCGGGGTTTGAGGGGCGTCTAGCGGCGCCCCTTTCTATTTTCTAGTGGAGGAATTGTATGGCGACGCTCATCAAGCCGTTCAAGGGCGTGAAGAACGGCGAAATCTACCCGACCGAGTTCAAGGTCGGGGACGAGTGCCCGGAAGAGCTCGAAGACGGCGCCCGCGCACTCGGTGCGCTGGAGGGTTCGGAAGAGAAGAAGCCGGCCGCATCGAAGAAGTAAGCGATGGCGCTCGTCGAACTGAAACTGGCGCTGGGCTTTCTTCGGCAAGACGCTGGCGTCGAGGACGACGTGGTTCAAGTGCTACTCGACGGTGCAACGCAGTCGGCGGTCGACTACCTGAATCGTCAGGTGTTCGAGTCCGCGGAGGCGATGGAAGCGGCGATCGCCGCGGGAACTGCGGGTGATAACCCGATGGTGGTCAACGCCGCTATCAGGGCGGCGATCCTGAAAACGACGGGGGAACTGTATGCGAACCGCGAGGATTCAGCCGCTGGCACTGTGGGCGAACTGCCGTTCAATGTGCGGACGCTTTTGCGCCCGCACCGAATTATCCCCGGAGTGTGAGCGTGCTGCGAGCAAGTGGTCTTACTGAACTCATTGTCATTGAGCGTCCGAGCGGCGAGACGAACGAGAACGACGAACCGATTCCGGGTGCTTGGGTCGAGCATGCTCGATTGTGGGCGGATGTGCGCTTCTTGAATGGAAAAGAGCACGTCGTGTCCGGCGCGATCCGCGGCTCGGCGGTTGCGAGCATGCGCGTTCGCTTTCGAGCCGATCTCGACGAGCAGATGCGCGTTCGATACGGCGGCAAGCTTTATGACATCACGGCAGTACTGCCTGCGCGGGCTCGCGGTTACGTCGATCTGTCCGTGAAGGTGGGAGAAAAGTATGTCTAGCATCCAGATTGTCGGGCTGGCCGACCTGCGTGCCGATTTCGGGAAGCTGGCGAAAGCGCAGTCGACGAAGGCGCTCAGGCGCGCGACGGTGGCAGGCGCGAAGGTGATCCGCGATGCGGCCCGCGCGCGGGCGCCGAAGCGGAGTGGAAAGTTGCGACGAAATATCGTTTCGGCAGCGCTTCGTCAGAAGGACGCGCCGGGCCTGGCGACGGCTGGCGTGCGCGTTCGATCGAAGGGCAAGGGCGACTCGCCAACCAATGCGTTTTACTGGCGCTTCGTCGAACTCGGCGCGCAACATATGAAGGCCGAGCCGTTCATGCGACCGGCATTCGACGCATCGCTCGCCCAGGCCGAGGGCGCGATTCGAACGGAGATCGCGCGCGCGATCGACGAGGTGACCAGGGGACGGCTGTGAGTGCGCTGGTCATTCGTAACGCGATCGGGACAGTCGGTGCTGCCAAGGGGTACATCGCTGTCGCGCCGGCAAAGGCGAAGTCCCCGTATTACGTCGTGTCGCGCGTGAGCGGCGCTCGCGATATCGCGCTTGGCGGGCTGACGGGTGGCAAGTCCGGTGCGTTTCAGATCGACGTGTACGCGAGCACCTACACGGAGGCCGATGCGCTCGCCGACCAGGTGATTGACCGGGCGTCGTCGAGTGGGGAGTTTTCCGTCGGTGGTGTCGGCGAGTTGCCCGATGACTTCACAAGCGACACCGGGGATTTCCGGGTGAGCCTTGAAATCTCTGTGCAGTTCTGAACGATTCAAATTCTGTTTGGCCCGCGCGTGCGGGCCTTTTTATTGTGAGGGGCTTATGGCCGAGAAGAGCAGGCGCATGAAGGCGCAGGGAACGAAAGTTGAAGTTTCGAAAACAGTTTCGACAGACCTCGACGACAAAACGCTCGTTTTCGTGGATCTCAATACGACGGGGAAGACGTTCCAGTGGCAAGGCGGGCAGTCGTCTGAAATCGACGCGACGACGCTCGCGAGCGAGGAAAAGGAATACGAGCTGGGCCTGCCGGACCCGGGCGAGTTCTCGGTCGACGGAAACTTTTCGTCGGACGACGAAGGCCAGGCAATTCTCCGCGGGGCGCGTGCGACCGGCGAGAAGCATGTTTTCCGCGCGACGTTCGTCAACGGCTCGCAATTCCTGTTCGTCGGCATGGTTCGGCAGTACACGTGGTCGGCTGGTGTCGACGGTCTCGTCGCAGCGACTTTCAGCGTGCGCGTCAGCGGTGCGCCGAAGCTGATTCCGCCGCCGGCAGGTTAATCCGAGAAATAGGTAAACGAGGGAAAGATGAAAGTAAATTCGGAACTGAATAGCGATCTGCGCGCGGCGATCCTGAATCCGCTCGGCAGCTGGCGCCACGAGTTTGTCCCGATGCCGGAATGGGGCGGGCAGCTCGTCGCCGTGCGCGAGCCTTCGCTCGAGGATCGCGCTTTCTGGCTCGATCAACTGACCGCCGAGGCAGGTGTGGAACCGGGCGACTCGGAAGACGCAGTGCGCCAGAAATACCGGAAAGTGCGCGCGGAAGCGCATCGCAGCGCGTTCGCGCGTCTGTTTGTGCGCGTGCTTCACGTCGATACGCCGTGCGGCTGGCGGCGCATGTTTGTCGACGAGGATGCTGATTTGGTCGCGAGCGCATATGGCGCGGCTCACGATCGCATCGTCAACAAGGCGCTCGATCTCGGCAAGCTGAATGTCGATCCGGTCGACGACGGAAAAAACTCTTCCGCCGAAATCCAAGCCTCCGACTCGAACTGACATTGGCGTTGCGGCTCGGTAAGACGCTTGCCGAGCTGCGCGCGCAGATGTCCGCGGCCGAATTCGCGTTGTGGCAGGCGTTCGATGCCGAGTCGCCGATTGGTGACGACCGTTACGACCTGCATGCCGCGATGATCGCGTCGGCGGCATTCCAGTCGCAGGGGGCGAAAGTCAAGGTGGCCGACATGATGCCGAACTGGGCCGGCGAACAGGATGAATCTGAAGGCGCTCACGTTGAGGACGATCCGTTTTTCGCGGGTCTCGTGAGCTTGGCAAAGTAGGCGGAATCAAATATGTCAATCAGTCTGCGCGAGCTGGTGGTCAGCGTTACCGCGAATACGTCGGAATACGACCGTCGTATGGCGAGGCTGGGATCGACGGCTAACTCGTATTTCAATGCGGTTCGTGACGGAGGGCGGATCGCTGACGCTGCATTTGGCTCCAATGCTGCGAGCGTGTACGTCACGGTTCGCGCAATCGAGTCTGCACGCGGTTCAATTCAGGGGTATGTCGCGGCCGCGGCTGCCGCCTTCGGCGTTCACCAGCTGATCGAATACGCGGATGAATGGACGAACCTGAGCAACCGGCTCAAGATCGTCACGCGGGATCAGATCGATTTCGCCGTTGCGCAAAACGATGTGCTTCGCATTGCGCGCGACACGCGCCAGCCGCTCGACGCGACGGCCGAGCTGTATCAGCGTATTGCCAACAATGCGTCGCATCTGGGTTTGTCGATCAAGCAAGTCGGTCCGCTTGTCGAAACGATCAGTAAGGCGGTTGCATTGTCGGGCGTGTCAGCTGACACGGCTCGTCTCGGGATTGTGCAGCTTGGCCAGGCGCTCGCGACCGGCCAACTGCGCGGGCAGGACCTGAACAGCGTGCTCGAAGAATTGCCGGGCGTCGCGGATGCGATCGCACGGGGGATGGGCAAAAGCTCGTCGCAGCTGAAGTCGCTCGCGGAAGAGGGCAAGCTGACCGTCGAGAACCTGATCGACGCGTTGGAGCGGGCGGGATCGAGCACTGATGCGTTGTTCGGCAAGGTCGAGATGACCGTAGGTCAGGCGATGACGCGCCTGCAGACGGAAGTTGTCGCCTACGTCGGGCGTGCCAACGAAGCGACGGGGGCGAGTTCCAAACTCGCACATGGCATCACGAACGTCGCCGAGAATCTCGACACGATCGTACAGGTAGGGGCGTCGCTCGCGGCGGGGCGGATCGCGGCATACTTCACGCTCTCCGCAGTTGCAGCGGCAAAGGCTACCGCCGCGTGGATCGCCGCCCAGAAAGCTCTCGTTGTCGAGACCGTCATCGAGAACCAGGCCGCGCAGTCGGCGGTGCTCAAGGCGCGGTCCAAGAATGAAGAGGCGACGGCGACGCTTGAGAGTGCGCGCGCGACTGAAATAGCCGCGCAGGCCGAGCTTGCTGGTATCCGCGTGATGCGTGAAAGCCTGGCGATGCAATCGTCATTGACGGCCGGCTCGATCGCGTACACCGAGGCGAAGCTTGCCGAGGCGCGGGCGATTGAGACGGCCGCGATTGCGCACGTGGGCGTATCTCAAGCAAATCTGGCGCGAAGTCAGGAAATCGGTGCCCGGGTCGCAGGCACCCCATACGCGGCGATCATTGCACGAGAGACGGCCGCCGCGAAACGGGAGCTGGAGCGGGCCGAAGCATCGCTCGCTCTGGCGCAGCAGCGTCGTGCGGCGCTCGAACAGGCTGCCCAAAAAAGCCACATCGATAGTGCGCGCTACGCCGCATCGCTTGCCGAAACGAATCGCGGTCTTGCTGCAGCGGAGCGTGAGGTCGCGATGGCGACGCAGGCGCGCGAGCGCGCTGAGCGCGCGGCTGCCGGCGCGACGACAGGGTTGGCAGCTGCGACAGAGCGTGCAGCTCTGGCGCAAGCAGCGAACGCACGAAGCGGGACGATGATGCGCGCGGTGGGAAGCGGGTTGCTGTCCGTGTTCGGCGGCTTGCCGGGCATCTTGACGATGGCCGGCATGGTTGCTGTTGGCGTCGCGGCAAACTGGCTGCTGTTCCGGGACAACGCGAACAGTGCGACGTCGAGCCTGATCGACATGCAGGCGCCGCTCGATCAGATCATCGACAAGTATCGGCAGCTGACGCCGCTCATACAGGAGGCAGAGCGGCTTCGCGTTGAAAAGGTTGGTCAGCGCGCACATGCTGATGCAGCGGCGGGCTATCAGACGCTTGCATTCAAGGCGACGCAGGCGGTCATGCCGGCGTCGATGGACGGCGGCATAGCTGTCATCTCGCCGGAAGCGCAGGAAGCGGTCGACAAGTTCAATGTGTCTCTTCGCGCGGTCGAGGCGTCGACGGACAGTGTTGTCGAAAAATCGAAAGCTCGGCTGGGGCTTATCGATGAATTCGTGAAGGCGTCCGGCGGTGGGGCTGAGCTTCGTGAATCTCTGATTTCCGCTGCAGCAGCGATTGACAATGCGGAGGGGGCGGCACGGAAAAACTCCGAGGCCCTTTCTGCGATGGGCGCATCCGGCCGAGATGCCGCTGCAGGAATTCGGTTGCTTACGGAGGAAAGCAACTTCTTTGCCGGTGGTATGGCGGCGGAAGCATGGGGCAAGTATGTCGACAAGCTGAAAGAGGCGTCCGCCGTTATCGGCATGACGGCTCAGCAGCGTGCCGAGTACGAAGCAAAGGCTAAGGGCGCGAACGCCGCAGAAGCGCGGCAAGCGGGCCTGATCGAGGGGCGAGCTGATGCCTACAAGGCTCTTGAAAAGGCCATTCAGGACAAGGACGCTAAGGCCGAGGCCGGCGCTCGAAGGAACATCGACAATCTGACGCGCGAGCTCGCGCTGATGAATCAGCAGATGGTCGTCGCTGGTGCGCTGGCTGAATTCCAGGCGGACCTTGTCAGCAAGAAATTCGAGAAGTTTGGATTCAATGCGGATGCAGCGCGCGCGGCTGCCGACGTACGAGGCAAGCAGGCGTTCGACGAGACCGTCGCCTCTTCGGCGGCGCAAGTGGCGCGAATCACCGTCAACGCGCCGGGGCTGAAAAAGTCATCCGGCGCACACAAGGGCAGCTCGACGTCCGAGGGCGAACGGCTGCTCGACAACATCAACCAGCGCATTGCGCAGCTGCGCGTCGAGGCGGTCGCGACGGACAAGCTGACGCAGTCGGAAAAGGATCTGCTCGGTTTCGACCAGAAACTGACGGATCTGCGCGGCAAGCGCACGAAGCTTTCCGATGGCGATAAAAGCTTGCTACGTGATCAACAGGCGATTCGCGCTGCATACGAGCGGGCGGTACAGCTCGAAAAGGAGGTCCGCTATCACGACGCAATCAACAAGCTGAAGGAGCGCAGCGCGCAGATCGATGCCGAACTGGCCGACTACGCGTCGGAACGTCAACGCGAGGTTCAACGCGAGCTGGCCGCGATGTCGATGGGTGACAACGCGCGCGAGCTGAATCAGGCGACGAGCCGCGTGAGTGACGAGTTTCGGCGCCGACGTGACGACTTCACGAAGGGAGCGCGGAAAGACGGCACGCTCGGCTCGCCGGAGTATCTGGCCGAAATCGACCGAATCAATCGGGCTGAATCGGAGCAGATCGAGCGGGAGCGTGGATACCTCGACCAGCGGCTTTCGATGCAGCGCGACTGGCGGGTGGGTGCAAGTCGCGCGGTGGCGCTCTATCAGGAATCGGCGGAGAACGCGGCCGGGCGCGCGGAGGAAGCATTCACCAGCTCGTTTCGGAATCTCGAGGATGCGGTCGCGTCGTTCGCGGCTACCGGGAAGGTGGATTTCAAGGGGTTGGTCGACAGCATGATCGCCGACCTTGCGCGGTTCGCTGCGCGGGCCGCGATGGCGCCGGTTTTCGGTTGGCTGGGCTCTGCGCTCGGTTTGGGCGCTTCGGCCGCGTCCGGTTTCAGTTCGTCGTCGCTGACGGGCGGCCTGGGTGGCGGGATTGCTGATGGTATTGCTGGCGCTGTAGGCGACAACCAGTACCGCTTTCACCTCGCGACCGGCGGGATGGTGTCGGGCCCTGGTACGTCGACGAGCGACAGCATTCCCGCGATGCTGTCGAACAATGAGTTCGTCGTGAAGGCGGCCGCGGTGCGCAAGCCGGGCGTTCTCCGGTTGCTGGAGGTGATCAATAGCGGCCGGGATGTCGGATTCGCAAAATTCGCTAACGGCGGGCTGGTTGGCGGAGGTAGAGCCGGCAACGCTTCGATCGATTCGCAAGGCGGTGGCTTCACGGTCAATGTGCCAGTCACGATCGATGGCGGGGGCGGCGATCCATCGCAGATGATGGCAAGTGCCGAATTCGTGAAGAAGCTGAGACAGCTCGTGATCGGGCTCATCGAGGCCGAGCGTCGTCAAGGCGGGTCGTTGTGGAAGATGAATAACGGAATTGCATGATGGCCGATACATTTCAATGGTCGCCGACAACGCAGGGGCATAGCGGTGATACGACGCTGCGCACGCGCAAAGCGCAGTTCGGTGATGGGTATGCGCAACGCGTGGCTGATGGGCTGAACAACCGGCAATCGACCTACAACCTGCGCTTTGTTGGCAAGGCGGACAAGATTGCCGCCATCCTCGCATTCCTTGACGCGCACGCCGGGGCGGTCTCGTTCTATTGGATGCCGCCGCTTCGGCCGCAAGGGTTGTTCGTGTGCGAGAAGTACGCGGAACCGACGAAAGAGGGTGACGTGTACACAATCACGGCGCAGTTCGAACAGACGTTCGCACCATAGGATTCGAAATGGCAGAGCTTCAAAAAATTATTCTCGGAACGGCGCCCGCTGGACGAGACGGCGATCCTGCGCGGACCGCCAATCAGAAGATGAACGACAACGTCGATGTGCTGTCGGCGCAGTCGGCCTTGACGACAGCCCCGATGATCACTGCCTCGCGGACGCTGACGTCGGATCATATCGGCCGGCGAGTGAGTATCAGCATCGCCGCTGACGGCGGCATTGTGAAGCTCATCGCGGCAGCGAAGTGCGAGCCGGATGCGATTGTTTGGCTCATGAATACCGGAGCGAAGCGTGTAAATCTTGCCGCTGAGGACGGTTCGGGTGATTCGTTGGCTCTCGCCGGGTTGAATCCCGGCGAAGGTGCGGTTCTGGATTCCGATGGCGTGAGTGCTTGGCGCGTATTGCTTCGTGGTCGGTCAAGCGGGGCGGCCGAGACGATCGAGGGTGATTTGCGCGTCATAGGCGCAGCGACATTCGATGCTCGGCCGACGTTTGCAGGGAAGGTGCCTTACGACAACGGGAACCTGTCACCCGTGGATACGAAATCCGACCAATCGATCGGAGGCAAGAAGGATTTCTTGCAGCGGCCGACGTTTGCTGGAAAGACGCCGTGGGATAACGGGAATTTCAACCCTGCGAGTTACGCGCAGCTCTCAGGTGCCGCGTTCGATGGGGCAGTAGTTAGCACCGCCAAAGCGCTGAACGGTGGAGGAGCGTGGCGCGTTTCAGGAGACATCGGCGGTGCGTATGTAGATTGGCGCACGATACTAAGTCCCGCTTTGCAGGTCGACTGCGCAAATACTGGCTCACAATACATGGGGATTCGATGGACGCGATGGGGTGGGAGACATCTCGCGGCTATCTCCGTGTATGAGGGCGGATCTGCTACGGCGGACCCTAGCATCGCGATGCTAGTTGACGCGGATGCTGGCCCCGGCTTCTATTTCCGCTCAGGCGGTCGCGGCACCTACGCCGGATCGTGGACCCAATGGTCGGATTACCGCCTTAAGTGCGACTTTACCTCCCTTGACGCAGACGACGTATTGCGCCGGGTAATGTTGCTTCGCCCGATGGAATATTCCCGTCGCGAAAAGGCGCTGGCCGGAAACCGATTCCCCGGCTTCATTGCGCATGAGATTCAAGAACAGTTCCCGCTCGTTGTACGCGGGACGAAGGATGGTACGCGCATTGAAGCGGGAGAGGAGATTCCCGACTATCAGTCGGTAGACTACATTTCTCTCACTGCGTATCTGACTGCGGCACTCCAGGCCGCCGTCAACCGCATTGAGGCGCTGGAGAAAACTGCATGCAAATAGCATCCGGTGTGCGTAGCAATAAAGTAGGTCCTTGGGTGATGTTGGCAAGTGGAAACGAGCGTGTTGCGGAATTGGAGGCACGGTATGGCTATCTCTGCTGATGTTCAGCGCCTGGAGCCGGGGCATCGAATCGAATTGTTCGAGGTGGACTGCGCAGCGATCGGCGGCGACGTGCTGCGCTTCCACGGACATCTGCAGTCCACGTCGATCGTGTGGCAGGGCAATGAGTATCGTGCGTGGCCGATCACTGCGGCTGGATTTGAGCGCACATCGGATGCTCGGCAGCCGTCGCCGACGCTGACGGTTGGCGATATCAACGGAACCATTTCCGCGCTTTGTGTGGCGCTTGGCGATCTGGTCGGCGCGAAGGTGTTCCGGCGCCGTACGTTGGCGCGCTATCTCGACGCGGTGAATTTCCCGGGGGGAAACCCGACCGCAGACCCGAACGAGCAATTTCCTGTCGAGCAATGGCGCATCGAACAGAAGAGCGACGAGCAGCCCGGCCAGCACGTCGAATTCACGTTGTCGTCGCCGTTGGATTTCGGCGGGCAGCAGCTGCCGAATCGTCAGGTGGTTGGAATGTGCCAGTGGAGATACCGTGGCCCGGAATGCGGATACACGGGCGCGGTCTATTTCGACAAGAGCGACAACCCGGTGAGCGATCCGGCGCTCGATCGGTGCAGTATGAAGACAAGTGGTTGCGAGTGCCGGTTTGGGGTGAACAACCCGCTTCCGTATGGTGGCTTCCTCTGCGACACGCTGTCGTAATCATCGATCAACCTCATTTCACGGACCCGCCAGCTGGCGGGTTTTTTTATGGACGAACGAATCAAGCAGGCGATTGCAGAGCACGCCCTAGCCGAGTATCCGCGCGAGTGCTGCGGGCTCGTCGTGCGGACCGAGGCGGGCGATATCTACCTGCCTGGTCGAAATATCGCAGCGGCGCCGACGGAGCAATTCGCGCTCGCGCCGGAGGACTACGCCGCCGCCGAGGACGTTGGCGAAATCATCGCGTTCGCACACTCGCATCCGGGAAGAACGGCGCAGCCGAGCATGGGGGATCGCGCGGTATGTGAGCGTGCAGGCGTCGCGACGTGGATTATCGCTTCGCTCGGGGTTCAGGCCGACGGATCGATCGGCATAGACGACTGGTGCGAATTCGGGCCGAGCGGCTACGTTGCGCCGCTCGTCGGCCGGGAATTCGTGCATGGCGTGCATGACTGTTACACGCTCATTCGCGACTGGTATCTCGCGGAACGTGGCGTTGCACTGCCGGATTTCGAGCGCTCGGACGGGTGGTGGAACGACGGGCGGTCGAATCTCTATGTCGCCCACTACCAGGAAGCTGGCTTTCTCGATATTGGCCGCGACGCCGAGCTCGCGGCCGGGGACGTCTTGCTGATGCAGATCCGCAGCAAGAACGGCGTACCGAATCACGCGGGCGTGTACCTGGGCGAGGGTCTGTTTCTGCATCACATGCACGGCCGCCTGTCGGTGCGCGCGGTGTGGGGCGGAATGTGGGCGGACTGCTGCACAGCTGTCCTGCGATATGCGGGGGACTCGCCGTGAGCGAAAAATTGCGAGAGGTGAGGCTTTACGGGATCGCAGGCGCGCGGTTCGGGCGGGTGCACCGATTGGCCGTGTCGTCGACAGCCGAGGCCGTGCGCGCGCTTTCGGTGCTCATTCCGGGTTTCCGTCAGTTCTTGCTCGAAGCGCGGGACAACGGGCTGACGTTTGCCGTGTTCAACGGACGTCGGAACCTGAGCGAAGACGACCTCGACAGCCCGGTCGGCGACGATGCGATTCGTATCGCTCCGGTGATCATCGGCAGCAAGAGCGGTGGGTTGTTCCAGACGATTTTCGGAGCCGCGCTGATGGCCGTGGGTGCCATAGCGTCGTTCTACGGGCAGCCGTGGGGCGCGCAACTGATGGGATTGGGTGCGTCGATGGCGCTGGGCGGCATCGTACAGATGCTCAGCCCGCAACAAGCCGGGCTTGCGGGAGTGGCTGACAACGGCACGTCCTATTACTTCAATGGGCCCGTGAACAGTCCCGCACAGGGTGAACCGGTGTCGCTCGCTTACGGCGAAATGATTGTCGGCTCGAAGGTGGCCAGTTCCGGTATCTATGCAGAGGATCAGGCATGAAAAGACTGTACGCCGAGCCGGGGCTGATGCGGATGCGCGGTTCGAAGGGCGGTGGTGGTGGAGGTGGTGGAAGCGAATCCCCCGATAGCCTCCATTCGGTTGCCCGCGCAAAGGTGCTGGACATCGTGTCGGAAGGCCCGATTGTCGGGCTCGTCAAAGGCATGCAATCGGTGTTTCTCGACGGCACGCCTATCCAGAATGCCGACGGGTCGATTAACTTCCAGAATTACAGCGTCGACGTTCGAACGGGAACGCTGGACCAGGATTATTTGAGCGGCTTCCCGGCCGTTGAGCGTGAGACGGCGGTCGGCGTTCCGCTGACGTCGGATGCGCCGTGGGTGAGGCAGGTGCAGAACACGCAGCTCACCGCGGTGCGAATCCGTTTTGGTGTGCCGGCGCTTCAGCGATCGGACGCATCGTCCGGCAATATCACGGGTCACCGCGTTGAATATGCAATCGACCTGTCCGTCGACGGCGGATCGTACGCTCAGGTTGTGGCAGGCGCGTTCGACGGAAAAACGACATCCCTCTACGAGCGATCGCATCGGATCGAACTGCCGCGCGCGAAAACCGGGTGGCTTGTGCGCGTGCGGCGGATCACGCCGAATGCTCACAGTTCGACGATCGCGGATGCCGTGAATATCGAAGCGATTACCGATGTCATCGATCGCAAGTTGCGCTATCCGATGACTGCGCTCGTTGGCATGACGTTCGATGCACGATCGTTCTCGCAGGTGCCTGTGCGTTCGTATCACGTGCGAGGGCTGATTATCCGCGTGCCGTCGAACTACGATCCGGAAACGCGCACCTATTCGGGAGTGTGGGATGGCACGTTCAGGATGGCGTGGTCGAACAATCCGGCATGGGTGTTCTACGATCTGCTGTTGAACGAGCGATACGGTCTCGGCAAGAACGTTGACGCGTCGATGATCGACAAGTGGGGGCTGTACGAAATCGCGCGTTACTGCGATGTGATGGTGCCAGACGGGAAAGGCGGTCTCGAGCCGCGATTCGCATGCAACTGCGTGATCCAGTCGGCGGCCGACGCGTTCAAGGTGTTGCAGGATCTCGCGGGCGTGTTTCGCGGGATTGCCTACTGGGGACCAGGCGCGGTCGTCGCATCGGCCGACATGCCGTCCGATCCAGTCTATGTGTACACCGCGGCGAATGTGATCGGCGGCACCTTCAGGTACGTCGGTAGCGAGCGCAAGACGCGGTATACGGTGGCGCTCGTCAGCTACAACGATCCGACGAACCAGTACAAGCAAGCGGTCGAGCCGGTGCAGGACGACGACGGTATTGCGCGCTACGGCGTCGTCAAAACGCAGGTGACGGCGTTTGGCTGCACGTCGCAGGCGCAGGCACATCGGCTCGGGCGTTGGCTACTTTTGACGTCGCGATACGAAACCGGCACGGTGTCGTTTCAGGTCGGGCTCGACGGTACGCTCGTTGGCCCCGGCCAGGTCATCGCGATCGCTGATCCGCGAAAAGCCGGGCGGCGTATCGGCGGTCGCATTCGATCGGCGGCCGGCGACGTCATTACGTTGGATAAGGCACCGACGGTGGCGCCGGGCGACCGCTTCACGGCGATCCTCCCGTCGGGCATCGCGCAGTCACGTGCCGTCAAGTCGGTTGCCGGCGACACACTGACCTTGGCGGATCGCTTCGACGCTGATCCGGTGTCCGGCGCAGTGTGGATGCTCGAAAGCAGCGAATTGGGTGCGCAGCTCTATCGCGTCGTCAGCGTGCAGGAGAGCGACGACGACGGGCAGATTGCCTACACGATCAACGCGACGCACTACGAGCCGGGGAAGTATGCGGCGATCGACGACGGGGTCCAGATCCAGCAGCGGCCGATCACGGTCATTCCGCCGTCGGTACAGCCGCCTCCGACGAATGTGCGCCTGTCGACGTATTCCGTGGTCGACCAAGGACTATCGAAAACGACGATGGTGATCGCTTGGGATGCTGCAGACAAGGCGGTCCGCTACCTCTCGGAGTGGCGGAAAGATAACGGTGAATGGGTGAGCGTCGCTGCAACGGGCGGCCTGCAAGTCGAGGTGCCGGGGATTTACCAGGGAACGTATTTGGCCCGGGTGCGCGCGCAAAACGCGCTCAACGTGACGTCGATCCCAGCGGTCGGCGTCGATACTGCCCTGACCGGGAAGACCAGTCCGCCGCCTGCGGTGACGTCGCTTAAGGCTACCGGCGTGGTGTATGGGATCGACCTGAAATGGACGTTCCCGGGTGACGGCTCGGCCGGCGACACGCAGCGTACCGAGGTTTGGTACAGCCGCACGCCGAACCGTGACGACGCCATCAAGATGTCGGACTTCGCGTATCCGCAGGCGTCGACGTCGTATCAGGGATTGGCGGTCGGGCAGGTGTTCTATTTCTGGGCGCGGCTCGTCGACACATCCGGCAACGTTGGCGCGTGGTATCCAGCCAAGGGGCCGGGTGTTCAGGGGCAACCGAGCACTGATCAGAACGCTTACGAAGAGTAATTTCGCGGGCAGATCACCAAGGGTGCGCTCGGACAGGATCTGCTCGAACCAATTGGCGCAATCACCCCGCCAATGGCCGGCGACGCGACGATCTACGCTGGCGACGAAACGTTGTATGCCGGGGTGTGGTCGCTGCAGTCGGCTATTGCCGAAGGCGACAGGGCTGTGGCGAAGAAGCTCGACACGGTCGCCGCGCATCTTCGATCTGCGTCAGGAACGCTCACGGCGGCAGTGCAAAACGAGACGCAGGCGCGCGTCGATGCTGAAAGTGCAATGGCGCAGCAGATCACGACCGTACAGGCCAAAGCCGAAGAGGCCGCGGCGGCTGTTCAGACGGTTGCGGAGTCGTACGCGGACTTGAATGGGCGCGTGGCGGCCTCCTACCAGATCAAGACGCAGATCACGTCTGACGGCCGAACGTATGTGGCTGGCATTGGTGTTGGCGTCGACAACAGCAGCGGGGTTGTCGAATCTCAGGTGCTTGTATCCGCGAGTCGATTCGCGGTCATCGATCCGAACAACGGCGGGGTGCTCGGCGTGCCGTTCGTGGTGCAGGGCGGGCAGGTGTTTTTGCGCCAAGCGCTCATCGGCGCAGGCTGGATCACGAACGCGATGATTGGCAGCTACATCCAGTCGGACAACTACATAGCCGGCAGGCAGGGGTGGCGGCTCGATAAGAGCGGCTGGTTCGAGATAAACGCAGCGGATGGCAGCGGCAACCGACTGGTGATGGACGGCAGCAGCGTGCGGGTCTATGACGGCAACGGCGTGCTTCGTGTGCGCATGGGGATGTGGTGATGGTGGCCGGACTGCAGATTTACGACGGTGCCGGCCGTCTCATCCTCGACGCGAAATCGCGAGCGGGACGCGTGGTTGGCATCGTCCATACCGGCGGAGCGGATGGAAGCGTTCCTGCAAACATGTCCGGTGGTGAGCCGTTCTGGGCGTTTATGCCAGAGCGGATTTTTTACCGTGTTTCGGGTGCTGAGCCGTCACCGATCGTATCGATAACCGCTGGCGGAGTCAGCTGGTCCTACAGCCCGAACTATGCCGGATCTAACGCTTATACCCGCGTGCCGGGCTGGATTGTTTTTGGGGTGTACTAATGACGGCAGGCTTTCAGGCATTTACCGATACTGGCATTTACCAGATCGACGGATCGACGCCCAACTATCAGCTGGTGCAGGTGATGTCGGCGGATTCTGCTTATCAGGGTTTGCATCTCGCCAATAACGACGTCGGCAAAGGATTCGGAATTTCCCTTCCATGTGTGACGTTCACGTTCGCTGCCCAGGCAGGGCCAATGTACGGAGTGCACGCGTCGGGTGGCGTAGGGATCACGCATTGGAGTACCGATCGCAATGGCAATGTCTATTCGCTCACGTTCGTGACGGAACAGCCGTGTACCGTGCGCCTCTTTCTGTTCGATCAGGTGCCGGCGACGGCCGGGAATTTCGGGTTGCAGGTGTTTAATGAGCGCGGGACACTCATTGCAGATTCATCGAGGCCGTTTCTGCGCGTGCTCGATGTCATCTCCGAAAGGTACAACGGCGATGTCGGGTGGGTGGTTGGGGGCACGCCGAATCCTCCGTGGCATTCGAATTCGTACGGTGTGCCGGTTCTCATTTCGGGCATTTACTCGGTGCATTCGGCGTGGAGCTATAACGACCCGCCGATAGTTGAGCTCACATCAATTCGAGTCGATGGGGGGAATGTGTCATGGGGGACGGCGCTATACGGCGGGGGAAGGAAACCGAACTTCGTCGGATTCAGGGAGCAGTACCACTCCCGATTCATGGTGCTGGACGGAACGGGACTTGTGTAGTGGGCCACCTTCGGGTGGCTTTTCTTTTTACGGGGTAGGGAATCTGGGAGCGGTAATGCAAGAACACGAAAAAACGATTCTGGAGCTGGTCATCATGGGCGGACTGATCGGTATCGCCAAGGTCCTGGTCGGCAGCGAGCAACTGACGTTTCGACTCGTTGCCGGTCGGGCAATGTTGGGTTCGGCAACTTCAATGGTCGCCGGCATTGCGCTGCTGCAGATCCCGGATTTGCCGCCGATGGCGCTGCTCGGCATCGGAAGTGCGCTTGGCATCGTCGGATCGCAGTACGTCGAAGTGCTGCTGCGTCGGAACGCGAAGAAACTGTTTGGGGAGAAATGATTATGGGTAACTACGACGCAGCGATCCTGAAGGCTGAACTGACTCGCGACGAGGACCGGCGCAAACGGATCTATACCGATACGGTCGGCAAGGTTTCGGGCGGCATCGGCCGCAACCTGACGGACAAGGGCTTTCGCGACAACGAGATCGATCTGATGTACCAGAACGACATCGCGGAAACCGAGGCGTGGCTCGATCGCAGCCTGCCATGGTGGCGATCTCTCGACCCTGTGCGCCAGCGCGTGATGATGAACATGGCGTTCAACATGCAGGCGAAGCTGCTCGGGTTTCGCAATTTCCTTGCGGCCGCGCAACGTCGCGATTGGAACACGGCGGCCGCTGAAATGCTGGACAGCCTGTGGGCTCGGCAGGTAGGCGCGCGCGCGACGCGCCTTGCCGCGATGATGCGGAGCGGGACATGACCTGGATCGATCCGCGTATCTGGCTCGCCGTCATCGTTGCGGCCGTCGCCGGCCTGGCTGGCGGTTACTTCAAGGGGCACGCCGACGGCGTGCTTGTCACAACGGTCGATGCTCAAAAAGACCAGATCAAGGCCGTGAGCGACGCACGCGCCGAAGAACAACGCCGCACCGCGGCGCAACAGGAGAACGCTGAACATGCTGCGAAAGACCGTGATCAGGCGCGCGCTGATGCTGCCGCCGCTGCTTTTGCTGCTGACGGCCTGCGCAAGCAAGTCGCCGCGCTCGTCGCCGGCGCCCGCCATCCCGCCGCTACGACCGGAGGCGCGCCAGCCGGCGACGCCCTCGATCTGCTCGCCGACGTGCTCGGCCGCATTGACGCGCGAGCGGGTGAGCTGGCAAGAATCGCTGACGAACGCGGCATCGCCGGCCAGCAATGTCAAAGAGACTACGAGGCGCTGACGGCAGGAGCTACCGTGACAAGAAATTAATTTGTAAAATTCGCGATCACGAAGTGAAAGATATCAACTAGCGCCTGAGACAGAAAATGAAAAAAATCCTTGCAGCACTGACATTCCCGCTTTGCATCTCTCTTTCCGCATGCGGTGGCGACGACGGGGGCACGCCGGCCGCGCCCAGCAAGTTCGCCGTGAAGCTGACATTTTCCGGAGTGCCGCTTGTGACGCAGCAGAAGACGTCACGTATGGCGCAGATGGACGGCGCGTCTCAAGCGCCGTCTGACGGGCAGGCGACGGTGGATGCCCTTCAGAAGAAATTCACGGCTGCCGGCACCGGGATCACCGTTTATCCGGGTGTGGTCGACGGTACGACGCTGCATCAGATCGTCATGTCGGTCAATAACGGCATTGGTCCGACGGAGGACGAGATGCGGAAAGCACAGGTCCCGGCCGTCATGTCAGAGTGGGTCGTCGTCAATTTCCAGCTGGACGATATGCGAACCGGGCGTAACGACCCTGCTCAGGTCGCGGCGCTGGAACAGTTCAGGAAGGATCTGCTTGTCTTTCAGAATCGGCTGTACCTTGAGGGGAAAAGCCTCTACAAGGTCATCCCGATTCGGACGTGCGAGCTGCCCGCCGGAGAAACGGCGGCCGACGGCCTGATCGATACCCTGAACAGTGTCCCCGGAAACGGCTTCCTGATGGGCTTGTGGGACGCCCCAAGCAAGGAGCATATGGGTGCCGACTGCCGTACGCCTGATCAGGCCACACTCGATGCCCATTTGGACGCCGTTGTCACTCCGATCGTAGCAAGCTACAAGGCGGTCAATGAGTACGTGAATGACTGCCGCGCCCATCCGGAAAATCATCCGGAAGGGTGCAAGGGCATCTAGCCGGGGGAAGGAATCACCTTCACGGCCCGGCCGGTACGGTCACTGCATCCCTGCGCGCTGCTTCTTGGCGCACAGGAGATGACGCAAGCGCTGAAATTCTCCTTGACCGCCGCTGAGCGCGCCCTTGTCATCACATTGAGTTGGGGATGTCCTGAAGCATGTGGAAATCAACGTACCTGAAGAGGATGATCGGCTCCCGCGTTGTGTCCTTGAAGGTGAGGCGGCAGCATGCCAAGAACGTGCCCCAGGCATGAGTGCGGACTCCTATCATGCTGCCCGTGTTCTCGACCGGGAAGATTTCGTTGCCCCAGGATTCACCGAAGTAGAACTCTGCCTTCGCGATTTCATTGAACTGACGCTGAGGCGGCCCATCGGTGCCTTTCTGATGGCGTACGACGAAGAGGAAAATGTCGTACTTTTGATTTGGGAGCGTAGAAGGGCGGTACACATGGACCAGTGCGTAGCGATCTACTCTCTTGTACTCCTTCACTCTCTCTTGCCGCCAATCTGTCGGCTCCGTGGATATGCCGCGAAGTTTGGCAGGTTCTGTAGGTTTTTGTGGTGCGTCTGGTAACTTCTCCAGTTCCTTTGTGATTCCACCAAGCTTGAAACCCCTAGGACCGGCTTCAAGAGGCGAACCGCTTTTGATTCGCTCCTTGATTTCGTGCAGGATCGCCGAGAAAGAGCTCCGGAAAATGAGGGCGAGGCCGATAACAAAGATGGGCCAGACCAGAGTCTGAAGTAGCGGTATCCACTCTCTCAT